CCTGTTACAGTTAAGTTATCTGCAATTGTAACTTCTGAAGTTGTATGACCTATTGTTACAGCTATACCACTTGTCTCTGTAGCAAGTTTTAATGTACCTGTAGCATTAGTAATAAAAGAGTTAGAACCATCATGGTACAGTTGCATATCACTCCCTGCACCAAACTTAAACTTGTCACTGTCAGGTATAATTAAATCACCATTACTATCTACTGTAACAGCTTTAGAAGCTTGTGATGTACCTAATGTAGTTATATCAACATAGTTTAATTCTGCAGCAGAAGACGTTACACCATCTAATATATTTAACTCTGCAGTTGTTGATGTTACTCCATCCATTATGTTAAGCTCTGCAGTTGTAGCAGTAACACCATCCATAATGTTTAATTCTGTTGCTGTAGCTGTAACTCCATCAAGTATATTTATTTCAGCAGAAGTAGCTGTAACAGCAGCACCTGCTATTGTTAAAGATCCAGATACATCTAAATTACCATTTACATCTATTGTTGTAGCATTTATTTCTATTTCTGTGTCACTAACAAGATCAAGCACACCATCAGCAGATTGATGAATATATGTTCCTGTATCTCCAAAGTTAAGTCTTTCTGTACTATTGATTAAAATGTCATCATTAAACTGAAAGTAGTCTTCATCTTCCATCCACAATAATTGACCATCATTATCTTGACCATCAAAGTTAACAGTAATATCTGTACCTGCAGTTCCATCACCTATCGTAATAGTTGTTCCTAACAGTTTAGTTATAGGACCACCTTCTGCAGATGTACCATCATGTGAGTGTCCAGTTGAAGATGCAAAAGCATTTACAACAGCATTAAGTTCAGCATTTAATGGTGCTGATTTAACAACCTCATCAGCTTGAATATCTGACGTATTTGTTCTTGTGTAACCTGTACCCATTACCTTAAATCTCCTAATCCATAAGTAATTGTAAATCCCTGTATACTGTGACTAGCATTTGTATCTTCTGCAACAAAACGAAAAGAAATAGATTTTCCTGATCCTGTAAATTGTGCTGTCTCTACTGGTGATGGATTACCATCAAATACTTGAGTTGTATCATATATTGCTGAACCATAAACAGCTGCTGTACCAGTGGCACTAAATGTTACATTAGCAGGATTAAGAATAGTCGTATCTTCAAAGTCATAGACTATACCTAGTGATACAGATATTGCACCCTCTGCACGTAAGTATGTAGCCATATCATAAAATATTTTTCTTTGTCTTGGATCTTCAAAATATAAGTAAGGTGTTTGATAAATACTTAATACAGAAGATCCTGCAAAAGATGTGCCTGATTCTTGTGCATAAACTTTTCCTGTAGAGTCACCATGTATAATTGTTTCTGTTGTTCCTATGTATCCACTATCTGCACAAGTAACAGAAAAACCAAACAATGTTGAAAACTCAAAAGCAAAACCTCCTTGAGGACTTTCTCTAAGTGCTCCTAGTATTCCTACAGAACTTGTTCCTGCAAACATATATCTAAATTGTGACTTAGATCTAATTAATACAGAAGATAAACCTGTAAGTGTTTCTGTATTAATAGTATTTTGTACTGTCTTATGGATCTTTTTAGATACAGTTTCAAGATTAACGTCACCAATCTTTGCAGTACCACCAATAGGTCTAATACCATCTGGTGCTAAGAATAGTAAGTCACCACCTATTTCTATTACACTATCTGTAGCTAGACAGCCTAAGTTGTTTGTAACATTCTCTAAAGTAAAGTCTGTTCTATTATTACCAACAAGTCTTTTAATATTGTTAGTACCAAAGATATAAAGAATATTACGAAAAACTTTTATAGCTACAATATCAAAACCAACATTAATATTACCTGCACCATTAGCAGGAGTAAAGTCAGTTTCAGCTAGTGGAGCACTAAAAAATAATTCATCTTTCTTTGCAGGATCACCTGCTAAAAATAAATGATTTTGATAAACTTCAGATATTACTGGATCAGTAGGAGCATTAGAGTCTGTTATCTGAACATAACTACTACCATCATAAGTAGCTGCAGGATTAATACCATCTGTTAAAACAACTTTAGTTGAACCAAAATTTAATCTAGTAAACCTAACTTTGCTTACACCAACCATAGTTGGAGAACCTGCACTTGTAATAGCAGTCCAAGCAGAGCCTGTCCAGTAGTGTAAGTAGTTACTTCCTGATGATGGTTTTCTTGCAGCTAATACACCATTATGTATTCCATCTACTACACATACACCTAATACAGAACCAGTGCCAGTAACTGTACCATAGCTATTTGCAAAACCACTTATTCTTCTATAACCACCTTGTAAGTCTGGTTCATAGTTTAATAGTTTTGTAGCACTGCCCGGAAAGTCTTGACCTTGAGATAAAACATCTCCTGTTGTATTTAAACCACCTCTAGAAATAACTTTAAAGGTTTGTAGATTATCTGCCATTTATGAACTTAAACTTAACATATGTGAAGAAAATTTTGGTCTTTGTATCATTGTAGATTCTACATAGAGTTTATCATCAAGTAGTAGTCTACGCATAGCTTTCATACCCATCATAAACTTTTGTTGATGGATCTGAGCACTTTGTTCATTAGATCTAAATCTCATCATATAAACCATAGCACCATCAATAATAATATAATTAAATCTTTCAGGAATAATGGGAGTATCATAGGTACTGTCTGTACCATTTGTTGCAGCTCCAGTAGAAGTATTTGTACCTAAAGCAGTAGGAAACTTGTAGTATACATACTCTATAACATAAGCTGCATTAGGAACAGGTGTAACTCCAAACTTTTCTTCTGCTGTTTGATAGATAAGATTAGGAGCAGCTCTGCCTCCTGTACCTGAAGCATCTTCTATTGTTCTATAGTTTCTAGTGTAACTTTCAAAAGAGATAGTAGGTAATGCTTTAGCTGTATTAGATTCAGAAGTAAGTGTCTTTAAATAAAAAGTATCCCAATCCACTGAAGACATATCTGAAGGAAAATCATATGTTCCTGTACCTGCCGTTAGTGTTTGGGTTTGTGTAGTTTTTAAGAATGGAAACTCATGTCCATCCTGAAGTATTTCTCTAATTGAATTATTAATAGAATCTTTTGCTATTGCTTGAACATTCTTAGCTGCAGCAAATGTATCTGTTGTCAAAGTAACTTCATTGAGTCTACGTAATAATTCATTTGTTAGAGTTAAAAATGTTGTTGCCATAGTGCATCCTTATAATTAGATAAACTAAGAGGGCAAGTTGCCCTGCCCTCCTAATGTTATTTATTATACGTTATCTCTAGACGCAACGGCAGCTTCTCTATGAGCTGCTGAAACATCAGCAATAACTGCAAATACTCGTAATCTACCAGTAGCTGCGGCAGCTCCTGCGATAGTTACGTCAATAGTATCTGCTGCAGTAATAGTAACAGGAGCAGTATTTGCATCAGCAGGAATAGTTTCACCTATTAAATTTGCTGCACCTGTGCTAACAATATTAGTTTGACCATTACTACCTGCTGTCAAGTATGTACCTGCAGCAACAGCAAGAGAGTCACCATCAACAATATCATCACCACCTGCAAAGTCAATGTCAGCAGTACATGAAGCAGTAAACTGTTTCATAACTTCTGCACCTGCACAAAGAACAACTGATTCAGCAGGGATTTCCAATAGTTGAAAAACATCCCCATTTGCAATCGTAGCTCCTGCAGCAATCATAGCGTCAATATCTAATATTGCTTCAATCGTTCTAACAGCATGACCTACAACTGTAGGGACTGCTGTAATATTTGCTCCAACACCTGCTGTACTGGAGGCTGTCATATCAAAAGTAGCCATTTGTATATCCTCCCTTAACCTGCGTTGTATTTAGCAGTTACGATAGCCTCTGGTCTGAGGATCTTCCTGCCGTATAAGTGCATACCACGAACAATGTCAGCAAAGCTGTCAGTGTCACGATATGTTTCTGTTTTGCTTAACTGCTCTGCAGTAGCTATAGCAGATCCATGTCCTGCAACAATAACACCATAGTTGGAGTTTTGGTTTGCAGTACCTGAAGTACCAGAGCCTGTTCCTACAGAAGGCAAGTTGCTTGAAACGTGTACTCTAAAACCTGCTAGGTTATTAAGTACAAGTCCGTTTTGTAGCTTACCTGCTCCACCATAGTCTGCATTCATCAACTTAGAGTTCTCGTCACCAAGTAGCTCTAAGAACACAGGGTCAATAACAAGCCATCTGTCTTGTGTATCTACCTGCTGTTGATTTAACAGTCTTGCCATACGATTAACAACTACCATTGGTGTAACAGCAGCTGTACCTACAGAAGTAGCACCACCTGTTAGATTAACTACAGGAATTGAGTGATCATCTGCAGAAGATGTTGTTATGCTACCAAAAGAACCTTTAATCAATTTCATTGAAGTAAGAAGTTCGTCTGATCCTGCAGTTGTAACAGCTTTACTACCATTTACAACGTCATTAACAGCACCTGCATTACTATGTAATGATGACTGTTTATAACCTGATAGGTAGCCTAGCACTTCTTGATCGTACTGGTCAGCTAGTCTATATGCAGCTCTGCTTGTAGCAAGCTCCATAAAGTTTACGTGAGAATGAGCTTCTTCAATGTCATCCATTTTAAAAGCATAATAGTTTGCTTTGTCAACGACTAATTGAAAATCCTCATCTTCTAAGTCTTGTGCAGTTACCTGAGTACCTCTGGCATATGCACTTACTGAAATTTCAGGTTCTTTGATAATTCTAACAGTATCTCCTTGACCAGAAATCTCTCCAAAATAGTCTGAGTTAGTGATGTCACCAACTACAGTTGACTTACGAAATGCAAGCTGTACTTGTTTGGAATAGATTACTGGAGAAAAATTACCATTAGGCAGATTACCATAACCTGTTGCTGTGGTAAAAGCCATAATAAATCCTCCTATGATTGGTTTGGCTTAGTTAAAAGCTAAACATCTTAGAAGAGGCTATATGTTCTAGAGTGCATATAATAACAAGATAGCAAATCTTAAAATCAATGGGTCTGTACTGATATAGGTAGTCTTTTATTCGTTTAGACTTTATAGTTTACTTATACATAAAGGTAGTCTATAGTAGAGGCTTTATGTCTAAGGGTTAGTTATACAGATAAATTCTTTTTTGTCAAGTCTTTATCGTGCATTTCCTGATAAATCATAGATTATTTTACCTGATCTATGAGCTTCATGTATTTTTTCAGAGTTTTTCTCATACTCTTTGTCAGACATTTTAGCAATATCTGATTCTCTTATCTTATCTGATGACTCACTTGGATCTACTTTTGTCTTAGATCCTCTGTCTACCAACGAGGCAGCAGCTTTTGTTTTATCTTTTTTATCAGATCTCGTAAGTCCATTATCAACTTTAAACAAATCAAGAACACGTACAACTGAAGCAGCATCATCCGTATTTTCATACAAAGCGTTCTGAACCCACTTAGGCTGTTCTTCAACCCAATTATGAAATTTATCGGAATCACGTAGCTCATCAAAATCTGAATGTGCTTTCCTAATTTCATTCTCTGCACGACTCCTTGTTGCTTCTTCTTTAGCTTTACTTAGTTCTTCTATCTGTATATTAGCTCTGTCAAACATTTGCTTTGCTCGTTTGTCGGCTATTGTTTCTACCATCCCTGCTACATCAGGATATTGATCTACCCATGCTTTCAAGTCTTCATCAGACTTAGGTGGTACAAGTTTTTTAGTATGTCCTAATTGATCTTCTAGCTCCTTAATCTTGGCATTGTATTCTTTTTCTTTAGCAGCTAGGTGTCTTCTTACATCTCCATAACGAGTT